TGCCGCTACGCTTTGCGTCACGGTGGAAGTGTGAGAGGTCTAGGTACTGCGTCTCCAAAGACGCCGTGCCAAGCACCTATCCGGCGACCCTCCCGTACTAAGATCGCTAGTACTGCCCCAAAGGGGTAAGAACAGGTTGACTGCCTGCTCCCAATACCTTTGATCCGTTCCGGGCCATCCTTCCGGTAAGGGTGGCGTCAAAGGACAGTCTTGGTCCCATAGGGATAGACCATCCTAGACATCACAAATTCGCATCCACCTGTAACGTTGTTCGCAGTTACAGAATGCCGACCTGAGTCAGCTCACATGCGACGCGCAACTGTGCCAGCCGTCGAGGATCCGTTCGCACGGATCTTCTTCAGCAGATCTCGGACCAAAGTGTCCTCTTCGCGCGAGCGAAGAAAGACACTAAATCCGAAGTCCGCAACCGGTTGGTACAAGTCGCATACGTACTCGATGATCACCGTTCCGACAGTCCCTGTCGTCCACGTTGTATCATCGACATACGCCAACAACTCGCCCTGATTCGTGATGCGAACGCCCGCAGCCGTTGCAGTATCCTCTTCGGTGTACCAAGTTTGGTCACCACCGTAGTTGATCTCCAACATCGCGGACTGACGCATCGGGAAAAGGACGACCGGATCCACCTGCTGAACTGACGAGAAATTCACACTCGCATAGTTCAGATAGTGACCGTCTTGCACGTAAGCCATCGCGGCGACTCCTTCAAAGGTAGTCGCCTTACGAGGGACGAAGTGCAGCGCAACATGACGAAAGACGTACCAATCGTACGTCCGAGCCAAAAGCGCCAGACGACCAGCTATCGCATCAGGCGACAGGCGGATCACGTTGTTCGTTGCATCCCAGAATGTGTTCTGAGTGTTCGTCACCTGCGCGGTCGCAAAGTTCTGAACACCACAGATACGAATCCCATCTCCGTACTGTTCGTGACGGGGAAGGCTTTCCTGGTAGTAATAAGTTGGATTAACCAACTGGAAGTTGTCAGCAACGACGGAAGCTGCGGTCCGCAGTATTCCGCCAGGTGCCCCGTTCACCGGCCCTTGGGCTGGCAAACGGTACCGGTTGCGACGCTTCCCACCACCATTCAGGGAATTCGCAGCTACTCGCGCAGAAGGCGTGAGATAGCTCCACAACTTCCGGGACACAGGCATAAGGTTCGGGGCGTGTTTGATCATCCACGCCGCAACCGTGCCCAGCATGTCTTGAGTCGTTGTGAGGCCGCGGCCAAAAGAGGCAGCGACCATCGGGTTTTGGAGGGGGCCAAGAAGAGACATGCGAAAGTCTCTCTGGGTCACCAGATTGCTTGATCGATTGTATGGGATCCCGTCTCGATCACGACGGGACCGTACATCCTGAGCCAACGCACAAGGCGAAGCGCCGTGCGGTCTCTCGGCATTTTGGTTAGCACGGAAATATTAAGCAACATTTCTGCTGCACCGTTTTGGGCTATTACGGCTCAGAACCCCATGGGCAGTTTAACGACATGCCCGGGTCCAACCCCCTCAGAACCTGAGGGGTGGCAACCTGACAACTGGAAGAGGAGGCGGACTCGAAAGTCGACTTGCGTAGACCATGCAAGAACGATAAAGTTCGATGCTTTCCTTAGGCATCGGACGAACCGTAAATATCAACCGGCCATTCCTACATTTGGTTCGTAAAGGTACGAACTTCCAGGGATTAGCCTCAACGGGGCCAGGATGTGCGTAACGGTCTAACAACCGAAACATATCATCCCAGTCCCGAAGATGCTTATCCATGGGAAACATGGAAGGATCGAGCAGGTTCTGGCTCGACGCTGGCAATATTTCGACCTTCGGCTCCACAAACTTCAGGTATTTAGAAAAGCTCCGAGAGGGATTCATCCTGATCAGAGCCATGCCTGGATCTAAGGCAAACAGACTGGCAACACGCCTCTGCTCCCGGGTAACACGGTATGACCCAGTCAAACCGTATCCACCCAGAATCTGAGGAACGTACCAGTTTGGTTCAAAATACTTGAAGGCCCGCCGATAGGGCCACCGTGCAAACACGGTAGGAACAATCGAACGGGCACACGGTAGGAGATCAATCATGGCCTGTAAATCACGAGCAATTCCCAAAGGAGTGGCATTTGACTGCCCTTCCTTCAGTGAATAACCTGTGATGAACTTGAGGTTAAGATAGCCCTTTCGGACCATCTTTCCAGCACGTCGCTGAAAAACTTGCGAGTTGATCATACATGAGTCAGGACTTAAATAGTTCTTACCCACACTGATCTTCAAGCCAGCATCAGCGGCAGTGCTACGCCAAATCTCATAAAGTGCACGATCGCACTTAAAGAGAACGTCGTCTCCGTTGATCAAAACGGCCGACCAATGGCGTCTCAGCCACGAGTGACTCTTACCATGCTTTGCCGCGTACCGCTTCAAAGCACAGCGGTACACCGCTAGGTTTACTACACAAAGTAAAGGGAAGGACAGCGGATGACCCATCAGCTGTCCCTCAGCCTAGCACCTCTTCCCCACCCGGATAGCGAACAGGACATGGCATAAAAGATGCCATGGCAATTTCGAACAACCGGTGCCCGGATAATGATGAAAGGGCAGCGAACGTTAGCTCCTTTCGGAGCAGGTCCGTTGCCGCTTCAAAATCACCCGAACACCAGAGGTCGAAATCTGTTTCGCCGTCCAAAGCCTGGACACGCTCGGTAAGATCGACCGAACGCATCGTGGAAAATTTGGGACTTTTCCACGCATCCAGCAACTGTCCTTGTAGAGGCTGCAAGGCCGTATACAAGAACCCATCCCCCTTCGAAATAATCCGCCACTTCCCTGGTTCAGGAATGGCAGCAATAACGACGGGAAATGTCCCGGGATCACCCACTAGGGCCTTCTCGAGGACGTTCTCCATGCATTTATCGAAGATCATCGACCGATGGTCCTCAAGGATGCTTTGGAGACGGAAGACCGCGACCTTCGTGCCGTAGATATCTACACCCGAAGGGCGCACCAATTCTGGCACCACAAGTGCAGGAAACAAGCTTGACGCACCGCCTAAACGACGCGATGCCTGCAAGCATGCACCAGTGGATGGAACGAGTTTCGTCGGCAGATCAAGCCGATTGAAGATGGCCCGCGATGTGGCGAAAGTCACATCGACAAGGTCATCGGGAACATCCTGAAGAAAGGTACGTCCCACCCGGTCCCGGTGCTTGAGTAGCGCAGCTGAGAGCTTCGCATCACCGAGGCAAGGCCACAAACGCTTGCTCCCTTTCGAGAGCGAGTATATGAAGCTAATGTCCCGGCGCGCCAGAGCTCTCTGACACGCAACTCGGCACCAACCAGAGAAGAGTGGTTGTGTAATCCAGTCATCCCGGACGGGCCTCTGCTCGTCCCGGAAGACCTTACACATCAGAACATCGGTCCAGTACTTCACAAAGGTCTGGTCTCTGTTCTCCGGGTGTGCGGATAGTTTATCTATCTTTTCGTACGTTGTGCGAAAAGACCTGATACACCTTCCAAGCTCCTTCTTGGTAAACCATTGCTTACGAAAGCTACGGAAAACCACGAAGGACCACACCAACGATTCAAGGATAAGAGCTGACGACCCTTTCGGGTCTCGTGCGCATTTGCGCACGATCAGGGATACGAGTCCTTGAGCGGCACCTTGAAAACCACTCTCAGAACCCATACCAGCAGCAACTGTACTGCCAACAGGCACACGGCTCATTGCTGAGTGGACGACATGCGGTCGTCCGGACGTGTCAC